TTTGCCATGTTCTTACCCAATCCGCCAGTTGGTGCCGTCACTGAACACGGGCACGACGTTCGCCCCGCCGCCGGCCACAATCGAATGGAACGTCGTCGCGTTGGCGTCCGTCACCACGGCCCGGGCGCCTGCGCCGGCAGTGGCTGCGGCAACCAGTGCGGCCACCGTCTGCGTGCCGTTGTTGATCCACTTCAGGCCGGCAGTCAGCGTCAGGCCAGGCACGCGCATCGAGGTGACGCTCGCGTTGCCCAGCGTAATCTCGTTGCTGACGCCTGCCGCAGAGACGTCGGCATCGTAGCCCAGCACTAGGTTGTTGCTGCCAGTGGTCAGCGCATCACCAGCCTGAAAGCCCAGGGCCACGTTGTTTGCGCCAGAGGTCAACGCCCCCAGCGCCGATGCGCCCACCGCCGTGTTGTTGCTGGTGGTGGCCGCATCCAGCGCAGTCCACCCGACGGCAACGTTGTACGCACCCGTGACCACCAGCAGCGCCGCATCCTTGCCAACCGCAGTGTTGCCGGTGCCACTGGTGTTTGCCCCCAGTGCTGAGCGGCCTACGGCCACGGCATCGTTGCCGGTGTAGGCGTCCAGAGCGTTTGCACCCACGGCCGTGTTGTCGGAGCCGCTGGAGCTGGCGAACAGCGCGTCGTATCCAACGGCCACGTTGTATTGGCCGGCGTCGTTGTAGGCGGCTCTATACCCGATTGCCGTTCCATAAGCGTTGGAGCCGGCGTACATCGCTTGGCTGCCGATTGCTGTTGCGTAGCCAGCGCCGGACCCACTGTAAAGAGCAAGCGCGCCTACAGCAGTGTTGTTTGGTGCGGCGCTCAGGCCGTACGCCGCGTCATATCCAACTGCAGTGTTGTTGATTGCGCTGCCGCTGCTCAAATTTGCCAGCGCAGAGTCCCCGACTGCAATGTTGGATGTAAGGCCGCCAAAACCCTTGCCAACAGCAACGGCAACTTCTTTTGCTAGCTCATAGCTGGCAAAAATGTTGTCGTCGGTCTTGATCGTGACGCCAAGAGCCGTTTCCAACACGAACTTGTACGACGATCCTTCTGTCAGCCAGATCTGCGCGGGCGTGCGGCCGGCGCTGTCCAGCACGATGGGGTTGGCGTTGGCCGTGCCGCCGCTGCTGCTGGTGTACGTGGCAATCGGCGTCGTCGTGCCGGCAGAGTACGTGTAGATCAAGCCCCCGGCCAGCGGATTGCCGTTGTTGTCGAAGAACTGCGCTCCAGCGCCAGCGTAGGGGGAAAGCGAAACGCTCATGGTGCTCTCACTGTTGAATCTGGCTCACCGCCAGCACGACGGCAGGGGCTGCTGGGGCAAACGCAGTGGCAGCGACATTATCCACCGTGATGGCCGTATCGTCTGCGGCAAACATGATCTCGATGCGATCATTAGCCGCCAGCGAGAAAAACTCGCTCATGGACACGGCGGTGTACCCGTTGTTGATGTTGATCGTCACCAGCCTGGCAGAGTTGGCGACGTCCGTGCCGTTCTTACGGAACCACAGCCAAACCGTCTTGGCGTTGCTGTTGCTGCTGCTGATCTGGACGGTGGCGTCAAACTGGTACAGGCCCGACTGCACCACCACAATGCGCGACGCAGGCGAGCCGATGCTGATGCCCTCGGCAACCTCGGTGTTGTCAAACGTCAGCGCGTAGGCCGTGTTTGTCAGCGCGGGAGTCTGATCCGTCGTCTTGGTGAACTCGCCGTAATACTTCTGCTGTTCAATTGTCGGCCGCACGAAGATCACGCCGTCAGTGGCGCTTTTGATCAGCACTGCCGCCAGCGGGATCACGTTGTCAGGCGCCGTGGGCTTGACGTTGGTAAACGCGCCCGCCACCGTGGGGTTGGCGTACAGAATGTCGCCCACGTTGAACGCACTGGTGTCGATGCCCGTTACCGGCCCCCAGACGCTGCACAGGCCCGTGGCGCCGCCGTCGGGAATGGTTTCGTCCAGCACGCCAAGGATGTACAACGAAGGCGTGGAGCCGTTCGCCAAGTACGCAGCCACAGACAGTAGGTTCGCCGCGCCGACGCCGGCAAAGCCCACCACAGTGCCTTTGGGCAGGGTTGCGCCAGTGGAGTTCTGCACCAGCGTGAACGTCTCTCTGCTGGCCTGGCCGATGCTGTCTTGCAGCAGCGAGAAGAACCGGAACCACGCGCGGGTGGTCAGCGCCTCGCGGTCCACCAGTGGGTCGCGGCTGGCAGGGACGCGGGGCAGCGTTTGCATGTCAGGCGCTCGTCGGCGTCGCCGTCAGTTCAGCGCCCATGATGGCAATCTTCACCGGGTCGCTGCCGCTGACCTCGTACACGCGATCCCGCAGCTTGGTGGTCATGCCCAAACGCCGCCAGATCACGCGCTTGCCGTACTCACCAATATTGCCCATGCTAGCCCAGTGCTCGTTGCTCCACGTATGGCCGCCGTCGTCAGACCAGCGCAGCATGACCTGAGCCTCAAGAGACGTTTGTTTGAGATATGCAGAGTACAGTTGAAAATTCTCAACCATCGTGTACAGCATAGAATTTTCTATGTACTGTACCCACTCTTGCCACAAATCTTCTGGATATGGTTGGTAGGCAGGAAGAGTTTCGTTGATTAAATAATCGTCAGCAATTAGGTAGTCTCTAAAATTGATTATTCCGTCATTGTTAATGTCACCAAGCATTCTTCCGTTAAACACGGTTTTAAACAAGGTGTTGCCCGGCTCTGTGTCTGAACTGGCTTGAAAAATTCCGTTGTATAGATTGGTGCGCTGGATAACGTACAGATTCTTTTGATTGCTCGGTCCCGTTTCGCAATCAAGTTGCAATGAATGTTGCGCTGTTCGTTTGAGGCTATTTTGGCCCGTGGGCAACGCCCTCCAAGAGCGCAGCCATCGTTGTGGGTTTGAGAAATCTTTGTACCAATTTAGGTCAAAAGTAAATAGGCAATTTTCTGTATTGTCTCCAAGCACAATTTGGCCGGCAAAGTTGGCTTGCGTTCCCGCTCTGTGTTTGGTAAATTGTCCGTTTTCCCAAAATGCCCTTTCGTGCCACGCTCCAGTTGACGCGTCAAAAACCCACGTTGCGTTGGCCCCGGGAAAAGTCAACGCATAAAACGAGTGCCCGTCCTGCTGATAGGTAAACGCAATCGCATCGTCAACAAAATTGTACGTTTGAATTTGCCATTCAACGGCATGTGTGCTAACGCGAACAGCGTTGTACCCGTTATTGCGATAAACAATTCCGTTGCCGCGAGCGTCCGAGCCAAGCCAAAAAACGCTGTTGTCCAGCTTGGCCACGCTGTACGGGGCAAGGCAGCCCGTTTCCATGAACGCGCCCTGAATGCGCTCCAGCGGAAAGTCTGCGGCGCCAGCGTTGTACCAGACCTCGATGGTGTTGTTACCGAACAGCCAGACCTCGCGGTGGTCGACCATCAGCGAGACGATGTTGTCCGGGTTGCCTTCGGCGCTGGCAAAGTCCAGCGGGTCTACCGCGCTTCCGTCATTGAGCGACGTCACCCAGAACCTCTGGCTGTTGGGCTCGTTGAACACAAAGTACCCGTCCAGATAGCCCACCGTCACCGCGCCCGGAAAGTCGGGGTCTGTGACCTGCGCAAACACGCCCGTGCTGGAGTTGTAGATGAAGGCATCCGGGTTGCAGGCCACGAACAGTTGCGTGCCGTTGTCTGACATGCTTACTTGGCCGCTGCCAGTAATTGCCCCCAAGTACGTTGTGTTAAAAAGCTCGTCCGACTTGTACAGACTTCCGCCAGAAGCAATGTACAAATTTGTTCCGAACTTCCAAAGCCCGCGTATTGGCCCACTTCCAACCGTGCGAATAAGCCTTGATCCAGGGCACCGCTGGAGAAAAGCGGGCTCCTTGCCGCCGTCGGGCACAACCTCGGGAAACAGGTTGACCATGCGGCTGTCCGCAGCATTGACGCTGCGAGCCACATACGACGAGCCAAGAATTGGCGTCTTCACGATCAGTAATTCCCCGTGAAGATATTGAACCGCTGATTGCGCCGACCCATGATGTTGTACGGCATGGCCAGCAGGTCATCGGGGTTGTTGATGCGCTTCAGATCGCGCTTGGACGACATGGCGATGCGCTGCACCGTGGGCGGGGCCTCGACGCCGAACTCGGCAGCGATCTCGCACGCAAGGTTGTACTTGAAGCACCGCAGGTAGCCCGGGGGGAACGCGAGCGTGGTGTTCAGCAGCGCGGGCTGCGCCAGTTCCTGCACGCTGACCAAGTGCCATTCCAGCGGCTTGGTAGGCACCGGGTACAGCGCCATGGTGATGTCGGGGTGCGTGTTGTTCACCCACATCATCTGCGGGTAGGTGGACGTCACCGTCTTCAGCGCAATGTTGTTGTACTGGTCCTGGTTGATGAAGTACACCCCGAACGACACGCCGCTTTCGGTGTCGCGGAAGTACGACGAGGTGTCCAGTTGCACCGGCCGCGTGCCGACGAAATTACCAGTCGGCCCCAGTGTGCGGATGGCGTCGCCTGCGGGCCAAGTGAACACTTGATCCTGCGTGGAGTACACGGCCAGGCGCTCAGTGCTCCATGAGTCGAGCATCTGGTTCAGAGCCGCCAGCGCGTCCTGCGAGGTGGCGGCAGAGGGCGTTTCGCCCTCGGCAAGCTGGCCGATCAGCCGCAGTGCGGCGTTGATCTGGTCACCGGCTGTGGTGGACATCGGCAGACTCCCGTCGCCGCCTGCGCACGATCAGATCATTGACGGCAACAGGTAGCGTATCTTGCCCCGGAGTATACCTCTCCCACCCGTTTTGTTCGTCATGCTCGGCCTCCAGATCCATCGTGGCGATCTTGGTGCCGTGAACTTCGTGTCTCAGGTAGATGACGGGCACAGGTCGCCTCCGGGCTGCTTGCGCATGTAAATGTGGAAGTTGCCCGGGTACACCTGATCCGCGCTGTGGTGATCCAGCTGCAAGTCTGGCACCAGCCAGATGTCGCCGCCCAACGCAAGCCAGTTGCGGCTGAACGCATAGTCCTCGCCATACCACACGCCTTCGTGGGCGCCGTGGTTGAACAGATCGACCGTGTAGCAATCAGGGTGCCCGTACAGCAGTTTCGGGTATGCCCGCATGAACCTGCGGATGCCATCGCGGGTGATCTTCAGAAACCCCGCAGGAATGCAGTGGGCGCGCATGGCGCCGTCGCTGGACCGCAACTGCGGATACCCCGCAGCGTCGGTGAACAGCGCGCCCATGTAATCCTCCTCGTCCTTCTTGAAGCGATACGTGCCCGACACGACATCGCCATCGGTCTGGATGAGCTTGACTATGTCCTGCGGCCGCCACGACACATCATGGTCAATGTACACCACAACGTCAGCGCCCGCGTCCAGCGCCTTGCGCGTCAGCGTGGCCCTGGCGGCGCTGATGTACGGACACCCGACCTCAAACACCACCTGGTGCTCAATGCCGGCAGCGTCCAGCGCGGGGATGCTTTCCTCCAGCGCCTTCACGTAGGCGGGGTGCGGGCGCGTGTAGGTGGGGGTGCAGAAGACGACTTTCACTTCAAGCCGGCGCCCATGAGGTTGTAGCAGTCCAGACGCTTGGTGGTAACGCTGCGGAAGCCCGCAGCCTCAAGCTCTGCCTGCAGTGTGGTGGCAACGAAGCCCGTCTTGTGCGCCATGTACGGGTTGCACTCAAGCTCTGAGCGAAAGCCGTAGTACAGGTCTGCGCCGCGTATCGGGCCTGCAGGCGACTCGTACAGCACCGCGTCGTCGCACGGCACGTCTTCCAAGTCGGGAACCATGATCACGACGCCGCCGTTGGGCTTCAGCACGCGCTTGAACTCGCCCAGCGCAGTCTGTACTTCGTGCGGCAGCAGGTGCTCCAGCGCGTGGCTGCAGTACACCATGTCGTATTGACCGATGTCGCCAAGGCATGTCATGCTGGCAACGATGTGCGGGCTATGAGAGGCGTCGATGTCTAATCGAACCTCGTCATAGCCCGCAAGCCACGCAGGCGCGGGATCGGCCCCGCAGCCCACGTGCAATGCCGTCGGAGCAGTGCTCAGGCAGCGCCCTTCCACAGGCCCAGGCCCGACAAGGTGTTCATCACCTCGATCAGCGCGGCCTTCATGTTGGTGTCAACCGCCGTGGAACTGGCGGTGCCGACCAGCGAGGTCGCCTGGGCCGCGGCGGCGCGGCGGGCCACAGGGGCCGTGCCGTAGAAGCCGAGGTTGCCCGAGGTCGAGCCCTGCACCAGAACGGGTTGGCCAGAGCGGCCTACGTTCAGGCGTTCGTCGACGTTGCCGTCACCGATTTGCTCGCCGTCACCGATCTTCGGCGCTTCGAAAGATGCGTTGGACATGATGTTCCTTTCTGCCGCTTACGCGGCACCCTTCCACAGGCCGATGGCCTGCAGCGTGTTCATAATCTCGATCACAGCGGCCTTGAGGTTGGTGTCCACTGCGGTCGAGGATGCCGTGCCCACAAGCGAGGTGGCTTGCGAGGCAGCGGCGCGACGTGCGACAGGCGCGGTTCCGTAGAACCCGGCGGTGCCACCGGACTTGCCGATGATTGCACCGTCGAGTTCAGGGTCCTCGAATGCCACACCAATTGCTTTGGTGTTCGGCATGGCATCACCCCCAGATCCGGCAGCCCATCTGCGGGCGGATGACGCTGTACCCGTACAGGACGTCAATCCGGCAGGGCATCCGGTCGTTGTTGATGTCGTACTGGCGCACGATCCGCATCGAGATGCCGTTGTGCACCTTGCGGGAGGCCATGTCCACGCCTTGCGGCAGGAGCAGGTCCGCCGTGGCGAAGGTGATGGCATCCTTGTGGTACACCAGGTTCTGCGGGTAGCCCGTCGAAGCCGCACCCAGGTAGGTGACGACATCG